TACGATTACTGATGGCACAACTTCAGTAGCTACTAGTTTTGTAACTAATGGGTCGGCTAAGGCTTGGGCTGCTGTACAAACAAATACGGGATCTCATGTTTTAGCTGGTAGCTTTAATATTTCTAGCACAGTAGATCTTGGTACAGGATACGGAACACTTAATTTAAGTTCATCTATGTCAGATGTAAATTATAGCGCAATAAGTGCAAAACAAAATGCTTTTAATAATAATGCTTCTCAAACTTTTTTTTATACTGGCTCAAGCGTATCTCAGGTTAGATTTGCTTTTTTTGAAAGTGGTGGCACACTGGTAGATCCTTATCATTATGTAGGCACTGTACACGGAGACTTAGCTTAGGTAATTATATGAGTGTTATTGAGCCATATGTTGAGAAAGATGGAACGGCGTCTGGCGCAGGTGTTGTGTTTGGCGGTAGGCGTTACTGGCTTTTTGGGTATTGCGAAGGTGATCACATATGGAGTGACGATGCGGCGGTATCTAACACATGGACAGATGACAGTGCTGCGACAGGTATATGGGTAGACGATGCTGCGGCTACTGGAACATGGACGGACGATTAGAAAAATGCTAAGTTGGCATAAACAACGAGGATTATAAGATGGCAATCTCAGTTACCAAGCCAGTCGTGGGGTCGAGCGAGAATACTTGGGGTACAACGCTCAACACGGCTTTAGATACAATAACGGACGCTGTAAACGGAACGAGCGGTACAATAGAGCCAGATTTAACGGCTGGCTCTTGGAAAATCGGCGGCGTTGCCGTTACATCAACTGCGGCTGAACTAAACATTATGGACGGCGTTACAGCCACAGCGACAGAAATAAACCTCTTAGCAGGTCAAACGTCCTCATCATTATTATTTCCTGTTGGTGGTATAATTATGTGGAGCGGCACAGTCGCAGCAATACCTACTGGTTGGGCTTTATGTGATGGCACAAATGGAACACCTAACTTAACAGGTAAGTTTGTTGTACATGCAGACGCTGATAGTTCAGGAACTTATAATGTTGGCGACACTGGCGGTGCAGATAGTGTGACATTGACAACCAGTCAGATACCATCTCACACACACAGCTATACAGATAGTTATGTTTTACAGAGTGCTTTCCCATCTGCTGGTATTGATATTGACTTCAACTCAAATACTTACAACCCAAATGGATTACTAAATAAAACAACTGGCTCCACTGGTGGTGGTAGCTCTCACGAAAACAGACCGCCATACTATGCTTTGGCCTATATTATGAAGACATAAAAATGGCGCTAGTACCTCTCGATATACCATCAGGATTTTACAGAATAGGTACGGACTATGAGCAATCTGGTAGGTGGCGTGAGGGTAGCTTAGTAAGATGGCTTGACGGTTCGCTTAGACCTATTGGGGGGTGGCGTGATCGTAAGCAAGATTTTACCACGCAGCCGATTAGGGGTATGCACAGTTGGGAAGCTCTTAACCAAAGCACATGGTTGGCTGGGGGTTCCCACGAAGCCTTACTTGCAATGACAGGTGGGGGAAATGTGTATGACATAACTCCTGCAAGTTTAGCAACAGGTAGAGTGGATGCGGCAGTTTCATCAGGTTACGGTAAAGGCACTTTTGGTACTGGCTTCTGGGGTACACCTATACAGCAATTCTCAAACGCCATACCTGAACCTGCAACGTATTGGACATTAGATAACTTTGGCGAGATATTAGTTGGCTGTCATTATGATGATGGTAGGCTCGTTGAGTGGGGTTTGGACATTGTTAGCGGTTCTGAGCTAATCACAAACAATAGCTTTACCGTAGGAACAGGTTGGACGTTAGGTACTGGTTGGGCTATTAACTCTGGTCAGGCAGAGTGGACAGGCACAACGGCTGCAAACTTAGAGCAAGCTATTACTGGTTTAACGAGCGGTGCTAAGTATCATTTTACTATTTCAGTTGTTGATCCAGACAATGATGCAGACCCAGATACGATACCTTCGTTGAAAGTTAAGGTTGTTGGCACAACGACAACAACTGTTTTGCTCGATGAAACTTTACCAGTGGGCAATAGTTTTTATAGGTTTGATACAGACGATACAGGCGTCACAATACAAATTTACCCAGCGTCAGGCGCAGAGCCTAATGTAAATGTAACAGACACATCTCTTAAGCTTGCATCTATCGCAACGCCAATTACAAACGCACCAACAAACAATCTTGGTTTAATTGTGACAGAAGAGCGTTTTATTTTTGCGTTAGGGTCTGGCGGCAACGGACGTAAGATCGCTTGGTGTGACTTCGAAGATAGAAACACATGGACTGCGGCAACGACAAATCAAGCTGGTTCCACAGAATTACAGACTTCTGGTCAAATTATGCAAGCTATAAGAACGAGAGGTCAGACGTTAATACTAACAGATACAGACGCTCACACGGCTCGATATACAGGCCCACCCTATGTGTATGGGTTTGAGCGTGTTGGCGCGTCATGCGGCGTTGTAACAAGTCGTGCGGCTGTAGATACGGATAGCGGTGTATTTTTCATTGGGCAGGAAAACTTCTTTCTATTCAATGGTAACACAGTGCAGCCTATTAAGTGTGACGTGCATGATTATATTTTTGATGATATAAACGTAGCGCAGCAATCTAAAATATGGGCGATGGGCATACCCCAGTATGGTGAGGTTTGGTGGTTTTACCCATCATCTAGCAGTTCAGAAATAGATCGTTACGTTGCGTATGATTACAATGAAAACCATTGGATGATTGGCGAGTTATCAAGAACGTCAGGCGTTCCGAGGGGCGTGTTTAGATACCCATTTATGGCTGATTGGGATACAACACATGCAAATATAAAAGAGCATGAGGTTGGTTTAAACGTAGATAGCGGCTCTGTTTTTGCAGAAACTGGCCCAATATCTATTGGCACTGGCGAAAACATAGCCAAGGTTACATCTGTCATTCCTGACGAAAAAACGCAGGGCGATGTAAATATGACGTTTAAAACACGTTTTCATCCAAATGATACAGAAACAACGCATGGCCCATTTGCTCCTAATAATCCTACTGACGCTAGATTTAGCGGTAGGCAGATACGTATGAAGGTAGAGGGCACAAAGCTTGCTGATTGGCGTGTGGGCGTTATGAGGTTAGAAACTGTTGCAGGGGGAACTAGATAATGCCAGTTCCTATTCTGCCTGTTATTGGTCCTGACCTTGCTCAGTGGGGTAGGCAGTTAAACGCATATCTGCAAAGAAATTTAGGCAAGTTATACTTTAAAACATCTCAAGATAACCCAAGTGAAAATGGCGTTATTCTTTGGGATGACGTAAACGAGTGGCCTGTCGTGAGTTATGATAATGAGTTTAGGCAGCTTATTATGGAAGGTGGTCATGTAAAACTTATGAGAACAACAAATCAAACTGCTGCATCAGCAGATACAGCTTATTCTATTACTTATGATGCGCCGACAAATAAGTATAAAATAGATCGTGATGGCACAAATCCAGAGCGTATTGTGTTTGAAGAAAAAGGTGAATATCTACTTAACTTTACCGCAGAAATAACCTCAAGCTCTGGAAGCGATGTTAAGTTTTATTTTTGGCCTGCTAAGAACGGCACAAATATAGCTAATATGACTGTAATAAAAACTATTCATAACAACGGTGGTATTATGACAGCATCAAGATCGTTTTTACTTGAGCTTGCTGCAAATGATTATATTGAAATGAAATGGGCTGTAGATAGTACGAGCGGTAGTTTAAATTCGACAGCAGCAACAGCGTTTAGCCCTGCTTCCCCTGCATCAACATTAGCTATAACGAGAATACATGCTTAGGGTGGTAAAATATTGAATAATGTTGTAGAATTTGTATCAAAGCCAAAGATTAGGGTTGAGCCTGTAGTCGAAAATATTGATGATATTTTGCCTAAGGTTATAAATATCCTGAAGCCGGCTATAGATAACAACAATCGTAACACATCACTAGATGATGTTGTAGGCGACATACTAAGCAATCAGTCTCTTATGTGGGCTGTATACATCGAGGACACGTTAGCGGCGGCATTTACAACCAGCGTCGTAAAGCACCCTCAAAGACACACACTTTTTATAGAGTTTATGGGTGGAGTAGAAATGAATGTTTGGATGAGGGCAGCTTTAAATGTGCTAAAAGAATTAGCAAAAGAAGCTAACTTATCTGGTATTGAAGCTGACGGACGTATTGGCTTTTCAAAATTTGCAGAAAGTGTGGGCTTTAAAGAAACCTACAGACATTATGAGATGGAGATTTAGTCGTGGGAAGTAAGACAACAAAGAAGGAAATGCCTGAGTTTCAGCAAAGGTTTATAGAAGATGTGATGATCCCATTTTCTAGAGGAATAGCAGACACTGAATTTGAAGCGTATACTGGTGATAGAGTAGCTGGTTTAAGTGATTTAGAACAGCAGGCTATGACAGGTTACGGCGCCTTAACATTGCCAAGTGAAATAACTCAGGCGACTGACATTGTAAGAAGTGTGGCGGCTAGAACGCCTCAGGAAAGAGTAACTAGATTAGCTGAAATACAAGACGAGTTAGCGCCACTTTTAAATCGACAATTTGCTCAGCAAGGAATTGGCAGAGAAGCGCAAGCTATAAAGGCAAACGCCTTTGGGGATAGACGTGCTGTTTATGAAGCTGAGAGGCAGGCTGCATTACAGGCTCAGGCATTACAACAAGCTCAAGCTCAATTTCAAGCTGAAGAAAATCAACGCCTAAGAGGCGCCGGCGTTTTATCTGAAATGGCTATAAGAGGTTTAGGAACTCAGACAGATATACTTGGTAAGCAGATGGCTGCTGGTGCAGCGCAAAGAGGCTTAACACAAGCAGACTTAGATGCTCAGTACCAAGAATTTTTAAGAGGTTATGCAGATCCACTAAGAAAATTTGGAGTGCTTACAGGAGCTGCTGGCGCCATACCAACTGGATACGGGACTACAACAGAAAGAGATCCTATGGGTCAAGCTGGAGCTCTACTAACAGCCGGTGGTTCATTTTTAACAGGAGCGGCTCCTATAATGGGTTTTAGTCCATTTGCAGGGTTAGGAAGATAATATGGTTGTTTTAACTACAGATAATTTAGAATTTTTACGTTCTATGGGTTTAGCTAATATGGCTGTGGCTGGAGATGAAGCCACTCCTGAAGAAGCAAATGTTTTGTTATCGATGAACCAAATATTAACGGGTAAAAAAGTTACGCCGCCGCCTAATACTGTTGAGCAAAACAATGATCCTCTTACCACGCAAAACAATGATCCTCTTACCACTATAGAAGTAGAGCCTAACCCAGATATGGCAGACCTACAGGCAAGACTACAATCTCAACAGGCTCTAATAGATAGTTTAAGAAGCGCTTCTGCTTCGCAGCCTACAACGCAAGCAGGCCCTTATGATAATTTAAGTAAGTTACAGAAAAGAATGCTTGCATTTGCAGGAATTAAAGATGCTGGTTTAGCTTTACAAGGTAAAGAAGGAACTAGTGTTTCATCACTTTTAAAAGATTTTAGCGACAGAGCTGACCAAGAGCGCAAAACACTTCAAGCGCAAAGATTAGCAAATCTATATTCTGGTTCTGGTATGTCCGGCGGTTCAATGGGCGACTTATCTAATATGAACTTAGAGCAGTTACAGGCGTTGCGTAATAATATTTTAAACGGTGCTTTTGGATTAAATCCTATGACTGGTGAAGCTTTAATTGATACGAATATAACAAAATTAAAACTAGCAGAAGTAGACGCACGTATTGCCGCATTACAAACATCTCAAGCTTCGAAAGAACAAGGTGTAGAACGAGCTGAATTTTTAATGCCTAGAATTAATCAAGCTATGGCGTACCTTAATCCAAACGGAGAAATTGGTCCAGATAATTTACCAATTTTAAATCCAAATATAGCCACTAAAATAGCTAGAGGTGTTTCCGCATTTAAAGAAGACCCAAGTTACCAACTGTTTAAGGGTAACTTAGACACAATTAAAAACACTATGACTTTTGAAAATTTACTATCATTGAAAAAAGGTGGAGCTACTTTTGGTAGTTTATCTGAAGGTGAATTAAGACAAATTGCCACCTTAGCCGGTAACTTAGATCCTTCTGATCCATTAGGTTCTTTAAATAGTTTATCTCAAATACAACAAAAGTTTCAAGAAGCTATAGATGAATATAATAGAAAATTATTAGAGTAGTTAGGTTATCAAAGTGAGTAAATTAGATTTATCATCCTATACCGACAAACAATTATTAAGAGGTATTGCAAAAGCTAACGAACAGGGAGCTAAAGAAAGTGCAGATCTTTTTCAAGCTGAACTTGATAAAAGAATGAACCCACCTTCTGACCCATCTCCAACTACAGAAACAGATGAGGGCCCATCAATACAGGAAAGAGTTTTAGATTATGCGGCAAGCTTTGGCTCAGGAATACCGCAAGGTCTAGAGTTTATGCTTAACATACCTAACTACGCATCTACTGGCATTCAGAAAGGCATAGAATACGTTACAGGCGCTGAGCCTTTTGACAGGTCACAATTACCAGATTACGCAAATGTTCTTAGCCCTGAAAGTATTGGTAAGGGTATGGAAACAATTACCGGTGGAGCTGTTGATTACGAGCCAAAGACAAAGGCTGGCGAAGTATTTCAGGCTGGCGGTCAGGGTTTACCGTTTGGTTTACTAGGCGGCCTTAGAGCTGCTCTAGTGGAAGGCATACTTCCAAGTATGACTAGTGAGAAAGCTGCACAGTATGTCGAAGGTAGCGCCGCTGAGCTTCCCGTAAGACTTGCAACTGGTTTACTTACTCCTAGCGCAATCGAGGGTGGCGCAAGACTTTTAAAAAGTGGAGCTATAGATGTACCGGCGCCAGTAACTCCTGAGAGAATGGCGCAAAGCAAACAATTAGAAGAGTTAGGCATACAGGAAACAGTAGGTCAAATAAGTGGCGATCCTAATATTTTAGCTAGAGAAGCTGCTACCCAAATGGGTAGAGCAATGAACGAAAAGCAGCTAGAAACATTTACTAAAGAAGTTTTACGTAGAGCCGGCATAACAGCCGACAGAGCGTCACCTGAAGTATTAGAAAAAGGATTTACAAGACTTGGTAAAGTTTTTGACGAATTTGCTGAAAATGCGTCAATACCTATAGATGCTAAATTATCAGACGATTTTTCTAATGCAATTTTTGAAGCAGAAAACGTATTCGCTGTAGCTAATGTTCCTAGAGTTATACAAGATGTGCGAGACAACTTTATAGCGTTGCAAGGTGGTAACAGAGTTATTAGTGGAAAAGATTTTCAGTCTATAACTAAAAAACTTGCAATTATGAGAAAGAGTAAAGATCCTGTACTTATGGGGCTTGGCGCTGAATTAAATGGAATATTAGTAGACGCCTTAGAAAAAAGTGTAATGTCATCAGGCAATACAAATTTATTAAGAAAATACCAAGAAGCTAGAAATCAATACAGAGCACTAGACAGCGCCACACAAGCTGTAGGCGGTCAGTCTGATGAGGCTATGGCTGGTTTAATACAGCCTAAGGCTTTGTATGCAGTGGAAAAAGGTAAAATTGGCGCTAGAAATGTTTCTAAAGGTAGAAGTGAATTAGCTGAATTAGGTAGAATGGGTAGTGATATTGTGCCTTTACCTCAAAGCGGTACGACGCCAAGAGGTACGGCTGAGGGCGCATTTGGAGCTGCCGCTGTAGGCATACCAACAGCCGGCGGTGTTGCCTTAGGTTCAGGTGGTGAGCTTATGGATGTAGCACAATCTACAGGTTTAGCCGCACTCATCGGAGGCAGCACAGCAAGAGCTAACGCTAGACGTAACGAGCTCATAGGTACTCAAGCTGGTCAAGAGTTTTTACGTGGTTACCTAAGAGGTGAAGGGCGCCCACTAATGTCGCCCCTACCTATTGGTGGCATATTAACTGACTATACTAGAAACTAATCCCAAGCTTCATTTACTTCCGGAGTAGACGGGTCATCAGCTTTGAGCCGCCCTTTTTCGTCACGAGCTCGCTTTTTTTTTGAGCTTGTAGACTTCTTTGGTGCTTTCTCTTCTGCGCCAGCCATTAAACTTTCTATCAATGCAGCCGCATCTGCACACTTTTGGTGAAGTGCAAATTTGTTTTGTATTCTATGTGGACGCTTCATAGCGTCTAAAATTTCATCTATTTGATCTTGGTTCATAAAAGATCCCCTTTACTAAAATACCGCAAGTTTACGACGTATTGTGTTTAAATGCAAATGTAACTACAATATCTTACATACAGTAGAGCTCTCTCCCTGTCTCTACGACACTGCCGAACTGCCCCACCTAAACAGTGGGGCATTTTTTTCTTGTGTTTATTTTAAGCTAACACTAAGTTAACGCTATAAACAAATCAGGAGAGAGATATGAATGAAGAAATAGAAATAATTCTTAAAAGGCTAGAGCGTAAAATAGAGATTGTTAAAGATGATCAGAAGCGCACCGGCAGTCCTAACGTACACCATAGCAGTGAAATGCTTACATTAGTGGCAATGCTTAGGAGAAAACTAGATGGCAAATAAGTTAACGACTGAGCAATTTGAATATGCTTATCGCAGGGCTTGGGAAGAATTACGTAAAAAAGAACGTAAAGATAAAAGAGAAAAACGTAATTCATACCAGCCAAACAAAGTTATTAGCGATATAAATTTAGAAGAAGAACAAGTAGAGGATCGAGAAATAAAATTAGAGCTTTCTGAAAAAGCCGAAAAAGTTAATCTACTTTTAAAAAAGGGCTTATCTCCTAAGGAGTGTGGTCAGGTGCTAGGTTGTTCGAGGCAGGCAGTGCTACAAGTGAAAAACAGATACGGGTTACCTAGGTAATTCGTGCGGCAGCGCTTTATGTGTTACAATACACCCAGAGTATTACAACGGCGCTGCCGCGAACTTCTATCTAACAGAAAGATGGGTTGAAACAATGGAATTTATTACTGGACTTTTTATTTATTACACTGTTGCAAGCACAAATGTTTATACAGTGATTTGGTACGAAAGCGAAAAGAAATGTTTAGAGGCAATGGTAGACAACGGGCCACTTTATATTAGATTAGATGCAGAGGCGATGCTCTGCAAAAAATCAAATAAAATTAGTAAGCCAGTACCTAGGCCAAAGATACGGCCTGAGGGTGATACCTAATCAATAAGCTCGAAGTGAGGGCCATCTATGAAAGGCCGCCTACCTTGTGACCTTCGAAGGTCTATGTAGGCGTTCATAGCCTCTTCCATTGTGCCTTCCCATTTACGGATATCCATTGGATAAGGCATTTCTGGTGTACCCCATGCAGCTCCCCAGCAAATTGGAACGCCTAACGTAGTAGCAGCTTCTTTAATTGCATCAGCTAAATCGTCATACAATTGCAGCTCCCAACTTGCCCGTCCGTTTACATATGCCATAATGTCGAAAGCCTTGCCTTCAAGGTGCTTTGATTTCATCGTTTGAGATGCACCTTTAGCTACCAATTCTTCTTGTTGTTTTTTAGTTCTTAAACCTTGGATCACTCCGAAATCGGTTTTAGAGAGCGTGATAGCCATTTTCACAACTTCTTGTAATCCCTCGTCAATACCTTCTAGCCTGTCTAGGCTGCGTCTGCTTAATTTAAAACTCATTTCTTAAATCCTTTCATTGTACGTATTCCAAAGCTCGCGGCGATTGAGGCATACATGGCCCAACTGAACCACTGGGGGGCAGCTTGCAAATTCTCAAAGCCTTGTTTCATGTAAGGCTGTAGCCAAGGCACGAAGCTGCCTAGCACTATAGCAATAAAGCATAGGGTCCACGCCTCGTCTTTCCAGCTATCTGCACTGGCCTCTATCGCTGCCTGCTCCCAGCTAATTTCGCCGGTAGCCAGCTTCATCTTTGTCTCTGCTTCAGCTTGTTTTATCTTAGCCTTGCTATCAATAAATGTCGTAGCCAAATTTGCTACGCTTGAAAGTATACCTATCATTTTTTAGCTCCTAACTTTGCTACGCCCATAAACACTGAAACGACACCAGCGACACTTACAAAGTAAATACTAGCCATCGATCCAATAATATTAGACGCCTGATCTAATCCAAGCCATCCGGTTAGCACAACGCCAAACGGATAGAGCAACATTCCCCACAAACTGAACCACGCCATTTTTCTAGTTTGGTCTCTATGAGCGTCTTCATCCAACATACGACGCCGTCTGTCTTCCAACATTATTTCACGTTCTTCTGGATCTAGTTTTCCGTTTCCGTTCATGTCGTAATCTTGAGAGTTCATCTACATACCCTTTTACTACTTTTGAGCTGTGGCTCAGTATGAGCAGTTTACCGTTTTTATCGTAAGCTGCAAACTTGCCATTACGCTCCTCTATTGTTGCGGATTTACGGGTAGGCACGCCAAAGCCATACTTGAATGCGTTACCATAATCCCAGCTTTTTCTTTTTCAATCTTACAGCTTTCTAGATCGCCGTAAGATCCTATTTGATAATGCCTAAGATTATCTGTGTTTACAAAATGCAAAAAGATTAAAACGTATACCATCACCACTGACCTTTAGCCTTGCCTATCATATATATGATACCGCCAAACAATACAAACCCGACAATAACAATGGCTATACCTACAGCCCAGTTTATCAAGTTGTCGATCTTTTCTTGACGCTTGTATACAGCTTCTTTCTGCATCTTTCTTTGCTCAGCTTCGATGGCTACAATACTTTCCCAAGCCGAAGGCCCGTAATATAGACTGATATAATCCTTGAGCTCAGAGCGCATGGATCTGGCCTTCTCTTGTGCCGCCCAAATCTCTACGGCTGAGGTGTCAAAATTAGGGCTCACCTTTTTCCATAGCGGTGGATCTTTAGCCTTGTTGCCTAAATAATCTAAGTCTGAAATAGCTTTACCAAACGACGATAGGTCTTTGCCTAACTCGCTTATTTCCTTACCAGCGCTTACGGCACGCTTAATGCCAGAAAACGCAGCCGTGGCTAATGCTATAGCTGATGCCGGTTCTATCATCTACCATCTGAAAAGTTAGGAGTTCTAGTTAAGTATTCCAATGTATTCTCAACGGTTTTAATTCTAGCTTGCAACTGAACAAGTTTAGTGAAGTAGTTAACCATATTGTCTACCTCATCCCATAATTCTTCGTCGGCTTCTTCAAATTCTTCTTGCCATTCAACAAGTATATCTATCATTTCTTCAATGTTTTCTCTGTTTTGCTCTACATCTCTAATAAGATTAGTCCTGTCAGCGGCGTTGTTCTCTGCCGTGAGTACCTCAATATCTTCTGTGAGTGTTTCTATAGTCGCAGCCTGTTGGCTCACCCACCACACGCCTCCGGCGAGCTGTACGGCTAATGCCGCTACTAATGCGATTGGTAATTTCATGTTTTCCATTTAACTCTGTAAAAGCCTGTCAAGCTTTTCCTCCAGTCTATCTATTCTATCTATCACACGTCCCACGTCTGTCTCTTGGCGGTGGATGTGCACATATTCCTTTGCCAGCTCTTCACGGGTCCTGTTCAGTAGTATGGTAACACGTTTAAGCTCTTCGTGCTGCACCTTTATCCACCACACCCCCAGCGCCATGACGGCTGTAAATATCATATCGATAATGCTCATTTCCATATATGGCGCTCCTTTTCTTAAATTTTAACATATTTTAAAAATAATTAAAATAAATGCTTTTTAGGGGTTGATATTTGTAGGTGTTAACACTAAGTTAACAGTATAGAGTTTTAAAGGAGAAAAAAATGGAAATTTTAAAAGCACCAAGAGAATACGCAAAAGAAGTAAAAGAATTAGGTTTTACTAAAGAAGAGTTTTGCGAGGCTTTAACAAGCAACGAGCCAAAGTTGCCAGTAAAATATATTTTAGATTGCTTACACGCATATTGATAAACGGGGGCTACGGCCCCCAATTTTAAGGAGAGAAAAATGTTAGAAGTAAATACAAAAGTTATGATTAAAAGTAGTAGGTTATACATAGGATCGGAGCATGAAGGACAAATAGGTACAATCGTACACATTTCTCCTAACAAAGATAATTGTAAACCATCAAATGTTTTTGTTCGTGTTAACTATGAATTAGGAGATGACATAGTTTGGTTATTTGAGGATGAATTGAATGTACTATGAATTAAGATATTTTAGCAATCGCCCAGATCACGCATATCCATATTGTTTTAATGTTAAAACTTTTGATAGCGAAAAAATTGCAATCGCAGCTTTCAACGAAACAAAAGACATAACTGAAAAATGTTGGAACGATTTGGCGGCAGTGGGTATGGAAGCGCCCGTAGCGTCAATGCTTCAGCTCGTCGCTAGAGATGATGAATGCACTTGGCTGGATGAAATCAAATTATGGGAAAGAGGGGCTTAACGGCCCCCAACCTTGCAAGGGTTGTGAAACTAATAACTAGGTGTTAACAAGTTGCTGACAAATACGGAGATAAATATGCAAGTACAACTTACTAAAGATGGCGGCAAGTGGAACAAGCGCAAGAAAAAGCAGATTGGCCCTCGCATGGAGGAAGAGCTTGTTGACCATATTAAAGAGGAAGCAGCTAGAGTTGGCGTGTCAGAAAATGAGTACGTCAAGATGCTAGTTGTTAAAGACGCAAAAGCTAAGGGCAAGAGCTTACAGTATGATTATTGGCATTGATTGCGGTTACAGGACGGGCGGCGTTGCCCTGCTATCACCCAGTGACAACTGGGTTGAGGTCCACGACTTACCCGTGTACGACGAGGGCGGCGTGGACGTAGCTGCATTAATGGACCTAATTACCAGTGGAGACAAAGTCGATCACATTTACGTAGAGCGTCAACACGCTATGCCTAAGCAGGGCGTCGTATCTACATTTAAAATCGGTTTTGCATTTGGACAGATAACAAGCACGTGTGCACTATCTAGATCGCCTTACACAATTATAAGCGCCAACACTTGGAAACGAGCATTAGGCTTGGCAAAAGATAAAGACGCAAGTAGACGTCTAGCACAGCAGTGGTATCCTGACGTAACGTCAGACTTAAAAAGAAAAAAAGATGAACACAGAGCTGAGGCTCTACTCATTGCACATTATGGGAGAAAACAACATGAGTATAAAACTTGACCTCGA